GGGATGCTGTACTTCTTCATCAGCGCCCGCGTCAGCTCGAGCGCCTGCGCGACGGTCTTCGCCCCCGGCGCGTACACACCGTTCTTTTTCTCGTCGCATAGCTCGATGCTGATGCTGTTTGCGTTCCTGCACTTGCCGTACAGCGTCCCGCCGCCGGTCTGCGCGCAGCTCGGGTACTTCTTGCCGCCGACCGCCCACGCGATGCGCAAATCGTCCACGCTCTGCACGATCTCCTTTTCGTCGACAAAGTAGTGCGCGCTGGTCTTCACGACGTTGCCCGCGTAATACTTCGCGTTGTTCATCGCTGTGTCGCCGTCGTTGCCGGTGTAGTGGATGACGATGTACTTGATCGCGCTTGCCGCGCGCGTGCCGCCGACGTTGCCCGCGTTGGCCGGATATTTGCGGATATCCATGCCCTTATTCTCCCTTACTGTCGATCACGTCCTGCGCCTTCTGGCTCTGCGTGCCGAAGTAGAACGCGATCACCATCAGATACACGGTGTTGAACTCCTGCGTCACCGCGCTGCGCACTGTCAGCACGCAGAAGGTCACCGTCAGCGCAAGCGTCACAAGGCTCTTGACGCTCAGCAGGTTTGCCAGTCTCTTATAAATCAGTTCCATTGCTTTTCTCCTTTCGTCCCGATAGTTTGTCCGCGATGGCGACGCCCGCCGTCATCACATCTACAATGCCGCCCACCCCCAGCACATAGGGGAACATGGAATCCCATTGCCACCCCTTGATGCTGTAGAATACGACGGTATACACGATGAACGCGCTCATAAACGCGGCGACCGCGCATAGGATGCGGTTGCGCGTTTTGAGCTTCTTTGTGCGCTTCACGTCCTGACCTCCCATCCGTCGATCTCGGACTTGATCTTGTCGATAAAGCTGTTGCCGCCGAGCATCTTATATCCCTTGTAGAGATACAGGAAGTCTTCCAGCTCGTACTGGCGAATAAATTTGTCCTCTTTGTGCCGGTAGTACGTGTGCAGCATATCGTGCCGCAGCTGACATTTCATCGCGTCCGTCAGCTTGTCAAAGCCGAGGATCCTGTTGCGCAGCGGCTTGATCAGCAGCGCCAGCGCGCCGAGAATGACCGTGATCTCAGAGCACACCGACGCGGCAGTTGCCAAGTCTATCATGTTCTGCTCCTTTCTGCGGCCCTGCCCCGCTTTTATAGAGTTCTGTGTTAAGCCTATCATGCCGCCCTCGCAAATTCACCACGGGGCAAAAAGAACCTGCCGGAATTCCCGACAGGTTCTTTCTCTCACGCTGCTTTCTTTCGCATGATCGCAAGCTGCTCATCCACCCGCGCGCGGTTCCAGTGGCGGATGCTCTTCGGCACGTTCAGATATTCGTACATCGCCGTGCGCTGCTGCTCGTTGAGGCCCGAGCGGAACAGCATTTCCATGATCTGTAAGCCCTTGCTCAAGTCAATGGTCTCGCCGTCCTTGTCTTTCAGGCTCTCGCACTCGCTCGCCGCCGCCTTGCAGGCCGCGAACACGCCCGGGTCGATGCGGTACTGCTTCTGTGCCTCCTGCGCGTTCTGGATCCATTTCGTCGTGATCTCATACTGTCCGCCGGAGTTTTCTTTCAGCGCCATCGCCTCGGCGTAGCTCTCGACGTAGCCGAGCGCCTTGTCCTTGCCCTCGTCAGAAAGGCGGGAGAACGCGCCGCTGCCCGTCGCCTTGTCGGCCTGCGTGCGGTAGGTCTCGCCCTTCTGCGTCTCGTACTTGCTGTACGCGCTCGCGTTCAGGTCTGCCGCGCTGAATTTCTCCTCGTCCTCGCCGCTGTCGTAGGCGTACTTCCCCCGGATGCCCAGCAGATCAAGCGACTTCTGCGGAAGCGAATAGTTTTCTTTGCTCTCGGTTTTCTTCTTGTAGCGGGTTTTAAGGCTGCTTTGGATGCTCTCGCCGTCAAGGCCCATCTGCTCCATCAGGTCGCGGCGGATGTGCTCATAGGTCGTGTAATCGCCCTGTTCCAGCGCATCGTAGAGGATGGAGATAAACCGGCTCTTGTTGCCGCTGTTGGCAAGGTTATAGCTGAACTTCTCCACCTCGTACTGATACGCAAGGCTTCCGCTCGCCTGCGCCGCCGTGCGCAGCGTCGCCATAAGGTCACGCTTGATGTTGTAGACCGGCAGGCCGAACATCTTGCTCGCCGCCGCCAGCAGCGTCAACGTTGCTTCCTTGCGGGTCTTCTTGCCGCTGCCGCCCGCGCTGTCGATAAAGGTCTTCGTCGCGTCGACCAGATCGGAGAAGACCTCCATGTCAGGCCGCGACACATCGTAGCCCTGAACGAGCGACAGCACGTCCTTTACAAAAGGAACTTGTGTCACGGGATTCATGCTGCTGCCGACGTTGCCGTCCAGCGCGACGTGTGAAATAAGCTCAAGCGCGTTCTTCTCGTCGCCCTCCACGCCCGTGAACGCGGTGAAGAATTTCTCCCAGTAGTCCTTGTCGCGGTCATCGTCGCGGAGCCCGTCGACCACGCTCTGTGCCAGCGCATTCACCACGTTCGTAACGACCAGTGCCGTCGCCGCGCGCCCCAGTGTTTTCAAGGCCTTGCTGCGCTTCGCCGGATTCTCCTCATAGCGGAAGTTGTCGTAGCTGCGCATCAGCACATTCAGGCTCATGATCGGCTCGCCCATGAATGCCGTCGCCTGCTGCGAAAGCGTGCTCTTGCCGCGCATGATATTGCTGCGCTGCAAGATGCCGTCGACGACCTGCGTCTGGTCGATCATGTCGGAGAACACGTCGTTGACCGCGCTGTAAAATTCATTGCTGCCCGCGCGGACGTCGGGCTTTTCGCGCTTCACCTGCCATTCGCAGGCATTCCACAGCTTGCCCCACGTCACGGCGTCCGCTTTGCCAGCCGCCGCGCCTGCAAGGTCGTTCAGCTTGTTCGTCACGCCCTCCTTGCCGTAAAAGCGCTCTTTCAGCGTGTACGGCGATGAGATATCGAAGCTGCCGACGTCCTTGCGCATTGCAATAGGGGAATGCTCAAGCGCTTTCTCCCAGCCGCTTCCCTTCGTCACGCCGCCGGTCATGCCCTTTGCCATGTCCTTCGGGTCGAGCACCGCCGCCGCGCGGAAGAATGCCGTCGGCTGCTGGATGACGACGCGGATGTTCGCGCCGACCGCTGCGCCCTTGAATTTACCGACGAATTTGCCCATTGCGCCCGTAATCGGCTCAAAGTCTTTGACGCCGATGCCGTTCTGAATGTCGCCCATCAGCTTTGTCCAGTACTGCTGCGCGCCCTTGCCGCCCTTTTCGTCGAGCAGGCCCTTGACGCTCACGCCGGTCTTATTGCCCGTGTCGTTGCGGTACTGGAAGTTAAAGAAGCGGTTTGCATCCTCCATCGGCGCGAGCCATGCCGCATAGTCGATCATATCGGACGCATGATCGGCAAACGTATCGAACACGCTGCGCAGCTCCACGGCGTTGTTCGCGTTCGGCGTCACCTGCTGCGCCATGCCGATGTTCTTGATGGAGCGCACATTGCCGCTGTCCTTTTCCTGTGTGCTGTGCAGGCCCTCCGCCGCCGACCTGATGGGCCAGTAGTTTTTCTCGGTGAATTTGCGGTAGCCGTAGGCCTGCATGCTGGCATCGTTGCCGTACTTGGCAAGCGTCGTCGCGGTAAGCTCCTGCAAGCCGTCCGCCACGCGCTTCTGCTCGTCCGTCAGCTTGCCCGTGATGCGCTCGATGTCGCCCTCGGTCAAAAAGACCTGCCGCGTGCCGCGCTGCACCTTCGTCTTGCCGGTCTCCGCGCTCTTGATCTCCGGCTGAATGACGCCGCCGCCGAGCAGATGTCCGAGCGCCTGCTTGCGCTTGCTCAAAAGGTACAGCTCCATGATCTGCGGCGTCGTCAGCGTCAGCTTGCCGCCGTTGGCAACGGTGATATCGTGCGTCTCCGCCTCCCATTTGCCGATGGCGCTGCCGCGTGCGTCGCGCAGCGCACCTTTCAGGTCACCGTGGATGGCCTTGCCCGCAACGTCCTTGAAGCCCGCCTCGCCCAGCTCGTCGCCAAGCACCTTCTGCGTCTTCTCGGCGATGTCTCGCGCCATGACCTCCTGCGAATCCTGCGCGTTGCGCAGCATCCGGTAGATGCTCTTGCCCGTCTCGCCGTAGTGCGCGAAGAACGTGTACGGCGTTTCCAGGCTGATCGTCATATTGCCGCCGAGCTTCTGCCGCCGCGTGCTCACGTCGGTCTTGAAGCTGTCCGCCATCTGCTTTGTGGTCTCAAATTTGCTCTTGGAGAGCACCTTGCCAGCCGTCGAGACGGAGTGCTCCACCGCACGGATGGTCTTCCACATCGTCCCGAGCTCTTCCCTCGTCAGCTCAGAGAGCCGCTTGTCCTCCATGCCGATGACCTGCCCAAGCAGGCCGTCCGAGCCATCAGTCCCAAGCAACGATGGGTCAACGACCATGTCGCCGCCCTCGTTGTCCTTCAAGATGGACTGATACTGCTTCTGCAATGCGCGGAACGCCTCGGTGCGCTGCGTCGGCGTGCCGCTGCCGTCATAGACACGCTTGCCGCTCTCATCCACGGTGTAGGCGCTCTCCTGATTGATGCTGTTCAGCACCGCCGCCACCGCCGAACGCATATTCTCGGGGATGTGCTTCGTGTCCGTCGGGCGCAGCAGCTTCTTCGACAGGTCTTTCGCGTGGCGCGTGATCTTCGCGCGCAGCTCGCGGCGCTTCTGACCCTCGCGGCGTGCCGTGTCCTTCTCGCGGTAACGGTCTTTCAGCGCGTCCAGCTTTTCCGCCTGCTGCGTGCGCGCCTTCTGCAAGGCCTCCTGTGTGTGCCGCAGCCGTACTGCGTCCGTGCGTCCCTGTGCCATCTGCCCGGCGATCTTTGCGTCCGCCGCAGCCTTGCGGCCCGCCGCCTTTGCCGCGTCCAGCTTTTCCGCCTGCACGTCGGCGAAGGTCTTCTTCGCCTGCGGCAGGTCGAAGAACCGCTCCATGATGTCGTTGGAAATGGCGCTGACCGCCTGACCCATATAGCCCTCAAACGGGTTATATTCGCCCACGTTGTATAGCTCGTTCGCCACCTCGGCAATGCGGCTGATCTGGTCGCTCACGTTGTTCTCGCGCGTCTCGCTGAAAAACTCGGGGTAGCTCTCCGCCAGCTCGGAATACACCTGATCGACGTTCGTGCGCTCGCCCCTGCCAAGATTTACCTTGCCGAAAAGCCCTCGGCGGAAGTCGGCATAGTCCGTGATGCCCGCCGCATCCTCGGCAGAGAGTGTGATCTTCGTATCCTTGAGGAATTTGCGCAGCTCGCTGTACTCGCGGTATACCTCGTCGTCCTTTGCAATGGCGCTTTCGGCGATGCGCTCGGCAATGGAATCTGCGCGGCTTCTCGCCTCGGTATAGGTGAGTTCGCCGGTCTCGTCGCCGCCGCGCGCGATGTAGTCGTACAAGCTCGCAAGGTCGCCCGCGATCTCGCTGCTGTCGATCTCCGCGCTGTAATCCTTCACGAGCCTCTTTGCCGCCTGCTGGACGCTCTTGCTGTCGGTGCGCACGCCGTCTGAGCGGCGCGTCTGCCCCTTCCAGTAGTCCACGCGCTGGCGCAAGGTCTCGTTCTCGCGCTTGAGCGCCGCGAGCTCCTGCGCATTCTCCGTGCCCTTGAGGGAAAGAAACTGCGCAAGGCTCGATACCTGCGGCGTCGTTCCGTCTTCAAAATAGGCTTTGATATCGGCAAGTACCTTGTTTGCGTGTGTGCCGCGCGGATATTCCGTGCTCGATACCGTCTGCCCGTCAGGCGTATCAAGGTCAAGGATGACCTCGCCGCGATTGTGGCTGATGAAGTCGGAAAGGGAATCGAGTTGGTTCTTTGTCGGCATGACCGAAAGGTTGATACCGCCGCTTTCCGGCGAAATGCGGATATTGCCCTCGCTCATAAACTGGACCATGCTGCCGCTGTAATCGCTGCCGCCGTAGTCATCGCCAAGAGCGTCGCGAATATCTCGATGGTCGACCGTGCGATATCCGCCGGGGCCACCTTCGTGCCTGCCGGAGAAGTCGAGCTTTTTGCCGTTCGTCAGGATGTAGCCGGTCTCCGACCACTTATAGGTGTGCCCGAAATACTCGTCCGCGTCCTTGCGGTGCTGCTTCTTCTCTTCGTCGGTGTACTCTTTCAGCGAATAGCGCTTCTTGACATTCTCGCCATTTTGGGGTATACTACGTTCAGAAAGTCTACCACCATTTAGAGCGCTGCTCTCCCGAGCAGAAGAGCCATTACCGGTGGTAGGCTTTTTGCGTTTCTGAATGTTCCCGATGCTGTACGCCGTTTCTTCGTTCCCGTTCAGCGCAGAGACAAACGAAACTCGGTAATACTGACCATCGCTGTCTTCAAAATACGACACGTACGAATTGAAACCATCTTCGCCGATGTCGTTTTGATGTACGCCGCCGATGTCCTCCATATTATGGGAGAACTCGCCAGTAAGAATGATTTCGTCGATGTGCGACGCCGCCGTTTCTTTCAGGCGGTACGCTTCGTCAGAGAGCTGCGTTTTCTGATGCGTTTTCAGGTCGGTGGACTTATCATCCGCCAGTTTATAGGCCGAGCGTTCCGTCAGGCGCACAAGCCCACCGTCCGTCGTCGGCAGCACGATATCGTTGCCCTTGCGGATCTCGCTGTTGATGTAGTTTTGCAGCTGTACGCCCCATTGTTTCGGGTCGTCCCCTTCCAGAACCTGACGGTCAGCCTTAACGTAAGAACGCCCATCGTCCAGCGTCTTGATTTCAAATCTCGCCTTGCCGCCCTCTGTGGCGGCATTTTTATTGTTCTTCGCCGCCGCCTCGAATGCCTGCTGCAAAAGCCCTTCCGCCGTCTGCGCCTGCTTCTTGGCCTTGCCGGTCAGCTTGCCCACGATCTCGCGGATAGCGTCGCGCAGCTTTTCAAGCAGCGTCCGGTCTTCGCTGTGCCTGCGGATAAACTCATTCAGCACGTCCGTGTTGGCGATCATCTCGCCCGCGTAGTTGGCTGCGGCCTCGTCCAGCGCTTCATCCATGCTGGTCTCAACGCCCATGCGGTTGTACTGCTCGTGCAGGATGTTCGCCGCCTCGGCGACGTCGGGGTCTTCCATGATGGCATTGCGGAACGCCGTGTACTGCTCGGGCGCGAGCTCCTGCACGCGGTGCGTCCACTCATGGCCGACGACCTGCATCACGGGGTCCTGCGCGTCCTTTGCAATGCGGATTTCGTTCCCCTCGATGACGCCGTTGGCCTTGCCTCCCATCACTTCATCCGCCATACGCACGCGCACGCCGAGCGCCTTTGCAACGGTGTTGATCTCGTCCGCCGTCGCGTTATCCATGCTGCGCGAAACGTAGTCGTCATAGACAAGGCCGCTGCTGCCGTCGCTTTCCTGCGCGAAGGTCTTCTTGCGCGCCTCGGCCTTCGCGTCGTTCTGCCCTGCGGCATAGCCCGCGTAGGCCGTCTCGCTCGTCGGGTTCGGATTCGCTTTGCCTTCCACGCCCGCATTGTAGGCGGGAATAAAGTCCTTCACGTGCTCCGCCGTGTCCTTGCCCTCCTGATACGAGCCGCGAATGGCCTTGCGGCCACTCTCACCGATCATGCTGTCGTAGCGCGCAAAAAGCCGGTCGGCAATGCCGTTCACGGTCTCCGCGTCGCTGCGCGTCTCCGTCTTCGTGTTCGGCAGCTCAGTGCGGCTGTCATAATAGCGCCCGCCGAGGTTGCCGATGGCTTCCACACCGCCGCCAAGCCCGCCGAGAATGCCGCCGACGAGAAAGTCGTTCAGAATTTCCGATGCTTCCAGCTCGCTGTAGCTCCCGCCGAGCGTCTTGCCGTTATAGATCATCTGCAAGGCAGGCTGGATGATGTCTTCGATGGCTTCCTCGCCGCCCTCTTCCAAGAACGACAGCGCGATCTTGCCCGCCGCGCTGCTGTTAAGCCCCTGCATCGTCCGCTCGATAACGTCGTCTAAAAAGCCCTTGCCGAACATCTTCTTGAACGGAGCCGCCGCGTTGCCGATCTTCTCGGTCGCCACGCTCAGCGCGCCGCTCGCAAAGCCATAGTTGACCTGCTGCTCGTGTGTTGCGCCCTGTCTGCGTGCCTCCTGCGCGCTGCTGCCCGCGCCGCGAATGAACATAGGGATAAGGGCATTGCCGCCGGTAAGAATTCCCGCCGCCGCATCCGCGCCCATCTGTGCGCCCGCAACGCCCACGTCGACCGCGAGCTGCCCGACCTTGCCGAGGCCGCTTTTCGCCTTGTTGATATCTCTTGTGCCGCTGTCGGCCAGCCTGTCAGCGGTCTTATAGATCGCGCCCGCCGTGCGCTCGACCTCGCCGCCGATGCCGTATGCCTGCTGATACGCCGCCTTGCGTGCTTCCAGATTGGTGATGACGGTGCGCGCCGTTTCGCGTTCGCTTTCCGTGCTTTCGGGGTCGTTCAGCACTTCGCGCTGCGCCTTGATGTCCTGATCCCACAGCGCGATTTCTTTCTCGGCCTCATCGCGGCGCTGTAAGCCGCTTCCGGTCTGTGCCATGCCCGCCACATTGACAAGGCCCGCGCCGTAGGTCTTCGCCGCGCCTTTTGCCGCGTTCCCGACGCGCTGCGCGACCGTCGGCGTCTTCACGTCCTGCACGTGCTTCTGAAAGGCGCTCTCGCTCTGGTAGTTCTTCGCCTCCTGCTGCTGCAAAGCGCCCTTCCCGAGGCCCTGCGCAAGCGCGTTCTGGTTCTTCGGCGTCACAACATTCTGCTGCGTCGTCGGCTGCTGGCGGAGCATCGGGGAAGTCGCCTTCTTCTCTTGCGCCGTCATCTTTGGCACAGAAACAGAACGATAATAAGTATAAATTTGCTCCCGCTTGTCCTGCTTTACCGTCGCAGGCTTTTGTGCGGGCGCGTAAGAAGAGGGAGCGGAGCTGCTGACCGCAGCAGCCGCTCCGCTTTTGTTCTGATACTCACGATATCCCTTGATGGAATCCAGTTTTTCCTTTTTGATCGGCATGATTTACCTCCGCTTATTCAAGCCATTCGTTCGGGTCATAGCCAAAGTGGCTAAACAGGAATCGCGCTTCCGCATCCGTCAATTTCCCTTGATCTGCATACACCGCGATCGTGTTTGCAATCGGCGTTTCGCCTTCCTTTGTCCTCTGCCCACGCATCTTTTCAAGGCTTGACATGATTCTCTGAGCGCTGCTGCTGAGTTCGCTTTCATCTATGCCGTTCTGGCTTTCCAGCCAGTTTTCATAGTCGGAATAGAGTCCGCTCGAAGACGTGAAGCCGTACTTCCGGTAGTTGGCCTTTTGCGCAAGCCAGCTCTTGGGATTGCCGCTCGCCTTTGCCGCGGCAAACAGACCCTCATAGTCCATCGTGCCGACGGTAGAGCCGCCCGTCCCGCTGCCAGAAGTCCGGCGCGAGCTGCCGCCGCTCGCCTTGCTCGCCGCCGCCTGCGCGGCCTGCTGCAATTGATACTGCCATTCCGCGTCATAGCGCGCGTCCTCGATGGCGTCGCGTTCCTTCTGGTAGTCGTAGTTGAGCTTGTCCTGCTGCTTCTGATACGCCAGTGCATCCGCCGTCTGCTGGTCGCTCACCTGATCGCGCGCGAGCTGATAGAGGTAATTGCGGTCGGTCAGCCAGCGGTTGTAGTTGTTGTCTTCAAGGCCGATGAGCGTGCTCAGGTCGGCGCGGTCGGCGCTCAGGTTGTCCTGATACATGCTGTAGGCAAGCTGCTGCAATTCGGGGATCTTGTCCGTCATCTGGCTCATCTGGTAGTCGCTCGCCTGCTGGCTCGCCGCTACCGCCGCCGTGGACGGCATTCCGCCCGTCATCACCGCCGTCTTGCCGAGCACGTCCTCCGCGCTGCGGTCTGCCTCGCGCGTATACTGCTTGCGATACTGCTGATAGAGCGGGTCGCTCGCCGCGTCGTAGCTGAATTTTTCGCGGTTCAGCAGCGCGTCGAGCTTTGCGCTGATCTGCCCGCTCTGATCGTAGTTGTAACTGCTGTCGCCCAGCTTATCGAGCCAGCTTGTGTCAGCCTTCGCAGGGCTCGCGCCCGTGCCGAGCTTGATGTACTCGCTGCCGTCCACGCCGCCGGAATAGTCGTACTTCGCGCGAATCTTCTCCGCCGCGTCGTGTGCCGCCTGCTGCCCCGCCTTGTCGCCCTCGGCATAGGCCTTGTTGTAGGCCTCGGTATACTGCCGGATGAGATCGAGGTCGCCCGAATCGCTGATGAGCGTCAGGTCTGTATTCTTGTGTTTGAAATTATCTGCCATTGTCCCCTCACTTTCTGCCGCCCGTCACGTATTCGTACTCGAGCGCATAGAGCCGGTATTCTCCCGTAGCTTTGATTTTCAGCCTGAAGTGGTCGCAGCGGCGGATCGGGCAGTTGAGCGTGAAAACGTCCTTCTCCTGCGCCCCGCAGCGGTCTACCTCTTCCCACGCGCCGCTGTCAAATTTGACAAGGAACACGACCGTCGCGCCCTTTTCGCATTCCAGCCGTGCCCGTACGCGCTGCACGTGCTTTGCGTCGAACGAGCCGCCGTCATAGTCGGCAAACTCCGCCTCACTGCTGACGCCCCCCTCGCGCGTCGCGCCGGTCGGGACGTCTGCCGGATTCCCCAGCAGCACGCACCCGCCGTCTACTAAGGCCATGATACCGCCCGAATAGGCCATTTGCACCACGGCGAGCGCATCTTCCTTGTGCCACACGCCGTTTTCGCTGCTGTAGCAATACAGCGCCGCTTTGCCGTCCTCTTTCAGGCTCACGTAGTAATTGAGGCCGTCGCTGCCGCCCACGGCGTCGGAGAGCCGCACATCGTCGCCCAGCGCGCGGGAGATGCAGCGCGGCATGCCGCCGCTGTACGCCATGATGCCGACCTTCGAGAGGTAATAGAGCGTTTCGCCCGCCACAGCAAGGCTCTTGTGGCTTCCTTTCATCACGCCGAGCACCGCGCTCGACATGAGCTGAAAGTTCGTCGGGATCGTGCCGTACATCTTGAATATCTTGTCCTCTTTGAAAAAGCACGGATAGCCGAGGTAGCTCACGCACGCCGTAAACGCCCCCGCCGTGCCGCTCTCCACGCTGAACGCGTCCGTAGATAGCCCGTCAAACACGTTCCAGTTGTACGGATCGCCGAGCTTTGAGGCAAAGATGCTGTCATCCTTGCAGCCCCACACGCGGTTTTCGTTTGTGCAGACAAAATCCATGTCGGGCACGGTGCGCTTGAGAGTGACCTCGCCGGTCTCCGTGATGCTCTCCTGCCCCTCGGGCAGGCGGAACGTGTTCTCATAAAAGCGCAGCGTCTTCTTGTCCTCGCTGATCTCGCGGATGATGGGCGTGCGGTTGTTGTAGGCCTCCTTTGTGCAGCCCGAGATCGTCACCGCGTCGCCCACGTTGAAAGGGAACGCCGCGCCGGTCGTCGTGATGCTGTTCGCCTCGGCCTTTTCGTCGGCATACGTGCCGTTGCCGAATTTCAGCCCCGTCGCGCTGTAGCTTGCCTCCATTGGCTTGATCGTGCCGTCCTTTTCGCACACGATCTTATCGGGAAAGATGAGCACGCGCTTGCCCAGTGCGCAGAAGGCCTTTTCGCTGTCTGCGACCGTCGCCTTCTCCTCACCGTCGATATAGAGTTTCGTGCCGTACACCTCGTAGAGCTTGCCCGCGCTGAAAATGCCGTTTGCCGTGCTCATATTCTTGCGGACGGTATAGCGCCGCGCGCGGGGAGCGAGAAGCGGAAAGTACCGCGCCGACAGGTTCTTCATGTCGTAGAGCTCGCCGCCCGCCGCGCCGAACGTGTGGTTGATTCCGCCGAATTTCTCCTGCTGCACGCGCCGGTTTGCGTATGCCGTGATCTCAGGCAGTCTCATTTGACCTCACCGGCCTTTAAGGGCGCAGGGCCTTCCGCGCGCCTGCTCTTTTTGCTTTCCGGCTTCTCCGCCTGCTCGTCCGGCGTCTCTCCCTGCGTCGGCTCCTCCGCCGCGTCGCAGATCATCATAATGTTGCGCAGCTCCTGCCGCGCCGCCGCCACGATGTCCACG